AGATTCAGAAACTGTGGATGTAAATTTATTATTTGCATATCCTGACGCAGCTAGTGCCACTGAAATTGCAAATGATTTAATTGCAAAGGCAATGACAAGAAAAGACTGTATGGCTTTTGTTTCACCACCTATTGGGAAATCAGTTGGGACTGCAAGTCCTACTGCTGACGTAAGTAGTTGGGCGGCCGATCTTACATCTACTTCATATGCATCAACTGATTCATCAGCTGTATATATCTATGATAAATACAATGATGTATATCGTTGGATTGGAGCGGCAGGTCACCAAGCAGGTTTATGTGCAAATGCTGATAACGTAGCTGATACATGGTTCTCACCAGCTGGTGTAAATCGTGGTCAATTACTAGGTATTACTAAACTAGCTAATAACCCAGTAAAAGCAGATAGAGATACTCTTTATAAAGCAAGAGTAAATCCAATTGTATCGTTACCTGGACAAGGAACAATATTGTTCGGAGATAAAACACTATTAAGCAGACCTTCTGCATTTGATCGAATCAATGTAAGAAGATTGTTTATAGTATTAGAAAAATCAATTGCAACTGCTGCAAAGGCTCAACTATTTGAATTCAATGACGAGTTTTCTCGTGCACAATTCAGAAATTTAGTTGAACCATTCCTTAGGGATATTAAAGGCCGAAGAGGTGTTACAGACTTTGCAGTTGTATGTGATGAAACAAATAATACTGGTCAAGTAATAGATACTAATAGATTTGTGGCAGACATCTTTGTCAAGCCTGCAAGGTCTATTAACTTTATTACATTGAACTTTATTGCAACAAGAACTGGCGTAGATTTCTCTGAAATCTCTGGCATATAAGGGAGAATAAAATGGCAATTTTAGGCGTAGATGATTTTAAATCAAAACTCGTTGGAGGTGGCGCACGTGCTAACATGTTCAAAGCTACTTGTAACTTTCCAAGTTTTGCACAAGGCGATGTTGAACTAACTTCTTTCTTATGTAAAGCCGCTCAAGTGCCAGCATCAATAATCAGTCCTATCATGGTACCTTTCCGTGGCAGACAATTACAGATTGCTGGAGATAGAACATTCGAACCATGGTCAATAACTATTATTAATGATGTTGACTATCAGGTTCGTGGTGCTTTTGAGAGATGGATGGATGGTATCAACCACCACAATGTTAATACCGGACTATCAAACCCTACTGATTATCAGGCTGACATGATTGTAGAACAATTAAATAAAGCCGGAGATGTCACCAAGAGGTACGATATCCGCGGAACTTTCCCAACTAATTTAGGTGCAATTGAACTGTCTTATGATAGTGAAAATGCAATTGAAGAATTTACTGTTGAACTACAAGTTCAATATTGGGAGTCCGATACTACATCATAGTTTGGTGTATAAATATAATAAACGGAGGGATTAATTTCCCTCCCGATATTATTTAGGAGATATACATGGCCGATTTTTTTGGTTTTGAAATAAAAAGGAAATCTGAGGAGCCCGTCCGGCCGTCCTTTGTTCCTAATACGGATGAAGATGGTACTGGTGTAATAACTAGCGGCGGCCACTTTGGAGCGTATCTTGATTTAGATGGTGATAAGGCTAAGAATGAAATCGATCTAATTTATAAGTATAGGGACATTGCAGCTCAACCAGAGTGTGATGCCGCTATTGAAGATATTATTAATGAATCCATTGTAGGTGATAATGATGAAGCACCTGTTAATTTAATACTTGATCAATTAGAAATTTCAGATAAAATTAAAGAATCTATTAAAAACGAATTCGAAACAGTATTAAGATTATTAAATTTTAATTCATATGCACATGATATATTCAGAAAGTGGTATGTGGATGGAAGATTACCATATCATATTATTATTGATGATAAAACCCCCAAGGGTGGTATTAAAGAATTAAGATATATTGACCCTACCAAATTAAGAAAGGTTAAAGAGATCGAAGAAACAAAAGATCCTAAAACCGGGGCCAATATAATTTCAAAAACAGACGAATATTTTTTATTCCAAGATAGTAATATGAGTGCAACAAGTACTGGATTAAAGATAAGTCCAGATGCTATATGTTATGCGACTTCTGGAATGCTAGATCCTACTAGAAAAAGAATATTATCTTATTTACATAAAGCAATTAAATCTGTCAACCAACTTCGGATGATGGAAGATTCTTTGGTTATCTACAGAATTAGTAGAGCGCCAGAACGTAGAATCTTTTATATCGACGTTGGTAACCTACCAAAAGGTAAGGCAGAAGAATACCTTAAAGGTATTATGAGCCAGTATAGAAACAAATTGGTATACGATGCCAAGACTGGTGATATAAAAGACGATAAAAAACATATGTCAATGCTAGAAGATTTTTTCTTGCCACGAAGAGAAGGTGGTAGAGGAACAGAAATCACTACATTACCTGGCGGAGAAAATCTTGGTCAGATAGATGATATAATATATTTTCAAAAGAAATTATATAAATCATTGAATGTTCCAATTAATAGATTAGAACAGGAACAACAGTTTAGTATAGGTAGAAGTACTGAAATTTCTAGAGATGAAATTAAATTTAAGAAATTTGTTGATAGACTTAGAAAACGATTTAGTGATTTATTTAATCAATTACTAAGAACTCAACTAATACTTAAAGGTATTATTACCGCTCAGGATTGGAATGAGTGGAAAACATATATAGCCTATGACTTTATTAAAGATAACTATTTCTCAGAATTAAAAGAAGCAGAAATGTTACGAGAAAGGTTTGAAATGTTAGGTACAGTAGACGAATATGCAGGTAAGTATGTTTCTATTGAGTGGATCTCGAAGACTATTCTTAAAATGGATGATGATTCCATGAAAGAAATGGAAGATCAAATTAAAGCTGAAAAGGAAGCCATGGGCCCTGACGGCGATGATGTTGTTGACATTTAAATTGTTATAAATATATACTGGGAGATTATAATAATGACTATTGAAGAATTAATTAATAATGTAGGAAAGGGTGATACTATCGGAGCTGGTAAGGCATTTGATACCGTAATCGGCCAAAAAATGCAAGTTGCTCTTGATGCAAAGAAAATAGAAATTGCATCTAAAATAGGTAAACCTACAGAGGTTGAGGTTGAAGTTACAGCTGAAGAGGAATAGTTAATGGGAGATAGGCTATAATGAGACTAATATCTGAGTATCATGATAGTAACCTTCAGGTTATTACAGAAAGTAAAAAGGATGGCGGCAAAACATACGTCATTGAAGGCGTGTTCATGCAGGCCGATAAAAAGAACAGAAACGGTAGAGTATATGGAAAAGCAATACTAGAAAATGCCGTTAATAAATATGTAAAAGAACAAGTAAAGACTGGTAGAGCGGTTGGTGAGTTAAATCATCCAGAAGGGCCGACTATCAATCTTGATAAAGTTTCACATAAGATCACAGAACTTAAATTTGAGGGAAGTGATGTTATAGGAAAAGCATCAATATTAGACACCCCTATGGGTAAGATCGTTGAAGGTCTGCTTGAAGGCGGAGTTAAGCTTGGTGTATCAAGTCGTGGTATGGGAACTCTTGTAAATAAGCAAGGTACGTCACATGTTGGAAAGGATTTTATGCTTTCCACAGTCGATATCGTTCAAGACCCTTCGGCTCCAGGGGCATTTGTCAATGGAATTATGGAAGGTGTTGAATGGGTATGGCAAAACGGTGCACTTTGTCCACAAGAGATTGAAGAAATTGAGACTGAAATAAAGGAAGCTCGAGGTATGCGTTCATCGAATATCGAGATTAAAGCTTTTAAGAATTTCCTCTCTAAACTTGTAAATTCTTAAATAGGAGAATACAAATGTCAATAGACGAAAATAAACTAGAAAATGAAGAACTAGTAGTCGATGACATATCAGGAAATGCTGAAGAGCTTGAGAACAACGATCACTATCGCGTTGAAGATATTGATGAAGCTAAGGTAAAGGAAAAAGATGATGAAGATGACGACGAGGAAGAAGTCGAGAAGTCTGACGATGAGGAAGACGACGAAGATGAAGAACCCGAAGTCAAGGAAATTGTCGTTCCTAAAACTAAAGCTGGAGTTATTCAGGCAGCAGTTGATATGCTGAAGGCCGCTAGAAAAGAAGATGCGCAAAAAATCTTTGCTAAAATGGCGAAAGTTGACGAGTCCGATGATGGATCC